GAGCAGCCACACGCCCGCGTTGCTCTTGGTCAGGACGACGTGGTGCCAGTTGGCGTCGGCAATCGTCACCGAGGAGTGGACGGCCCCCGACCATTCGTACGAGTCTCCGTAGAGAACGCCCGCCGCGCTGATGCGGATGGCCGGGGCTTGGACGCCCTTGCAGATCAGGTAGGCAGCGGTCGCGCTGGCGACCTTGAACCAGCACTCGTAGGAGAGCGGCCCGTTCCCGAAGTCCAGCGCCGCGTTGTCGGGGACCGCGATGTACTCCGACGAACCTTCGGAGAGGCTGACGGCCTTGTTCGTGTCGCCGGAGAGCGCGCCCGCCTGCCCGAGCGTCGGGGTGTTGTAGTACGTCCCGTCGAGCGCAGCCGTGCCTTCGGCGTTGTCTGCGGTCGTCCCGGCGTCCTCACCGAGCCGCCAGTAGCCCGCGGGCGTGTCCGCGAGCACCGTGGCGTAATACGACGAGTTCGCGCCGACCCGGATGAGGCCGACCGCCTCCGCGCTTGCGATTGCGCCGACCCCGGCGAGCGCGAGGGCGGAACCTGCCGCGTAGTGGGCCGTGACTTTGGTCCCGGTGAGCACGGAGCCGTAGACCGCCACCTCGTCAATGACGGACCCGGAGCCGAGCGTGTAGGTCCCGAGGTAGTTGCCCCCGATGTAGAGCGTCTGAGCATTGGCGGCGAACGTGGCCCCGGCACCCGCGACCGTCCGGTCCACGCCGTTGACGTAAATCTTCCCGGTGCCGCTCCCTGCGTAGGTGGCAACGATGTGGAGCGTGGTGTTGAGGGGAACGTAGGTGGACGAGACGTAGCACTCGTTGGCGACGCCCTCCCGCCCGAGGCGCAGCGTGCCGTCCGACTGGCGACGGAAGAACTCCCAGCCGTCATCCCCCTTGTTGATGACGGCGTTGTTCGTGTCGTTTGCGAACTTGACCCACGCCTCAACCGAGAAGTTGGTCGTGAAGTCGAGCGCAGCCTGATCGGGCACCGTCACGTACTGACCCGTGGCGTTCATGCCCATCGCCGTATTGGCGTCGCCCGCGAGAAGCCCCGTCGTGCCGAGGACTGGCGATCCTACATAGGTTCCGTCGAGCGCGGCGGTACCCTCCGCGTTGTCTGCGGTGGCGCCGCTCGGCTCCCCGAGCCGCCAGTAGGCAATCGGAGAGTCCGCGAGGATCGTCGCGGAGTAGGTCATGGCGCTACAACTTGAAGATGCGGTAGGTCCCGCCGTCGAAGGCGACCGCGATGTCCGTCCCGTTGGGCGTCACGGGCAGACCCGTCGCGTTGTCGATGTAGGCGATGAGTCGCTGGGCGGAGGTCGCCACGTCCGCCCCTCCCGTCACGGCACTCGCCTGATAGATGATGAGGTACGGGCAGGCAGCCCCCGCGCCCACGGTGGGGAACGAGAAGTCGAGGGCGTCGGCAACCCCGTTGGTCACGGTCTTGGTCCCGAGGGTCGCGGTGGCGACAGCGGTGTGGCTCGTCAGGTCCGACACGAACTTGTCGGTCGCATCGAACGTGTAACCTCGCCCGAGGTCGATCTTGATGGTGGCGACGTTCCACGAAATCTCCCCCTTCAGGAAGCCCTCGCGGCCCGGATCGTAGAGAACGGCTTGGCTCATCTGTTCCTCCTATGCGAGCGTGATCCCCTGCCGCCTGAGTTCGCGTTGCAGCCCGGGGATCAGGGCGGCGGCGAGGTCTTGCGCGAAGGTTCCATAGGGGTCGAGGGTCGGCCCCGTGACGTTGATCGTGGCGTTGATCTCCGTGGTGTTGCACACTGCCGCCGGGACGCCCGCCGCCGCGACGACGGTCGTCCCCGGGCGCCCGGGAATAGGGGGGACGGTCCCGGGGGGCTCGGTCGTCGCGCCGGGCAGGCCCCCCGTGAGGGCGAGGTAGTCTGCCTGCAACTTGGCGAGTAGCGCCTGAAGCGTCTCTATCGCGGTCAGGGGTTCGATGCCTGCCGCTGCGTCCGCGGCAGCCTTCGTCTGGACCGCGATCTCTGTCTGAAGGTCCGTGATCTGCTGGGCCAGCGCCGCCGCGTCGTCGGCCTGCTGCTGAAGCAGCGCCGCCGCGTCGTCGGCCTGCTTCTGGAACTCGGCGATGAGAGCCTCCGCCTCGGCGATGTGCTCCTTGCGGAGCATGTCGAGTTCGGCAGCCTGATTCAGCAGGATCGCCCGCTGCGCGGCGGAGGTGGTGGGGAGGCTCATCCGCTTCACGAGGTTGTTGATCTGTCTCGTGTAGTCGTCGATCTCTTTGTAGATTGCCTGCACCTCGGCAGGCTGCTTCGCCTGCTCCTTGGCCCGGATCTTCTCGTCCCCGGCCGCGCTGATCTCGGAGTACTGCTCCCCCTTGCTTATGGTCGCCCACACCTTGGCCAGTTCGGAGAGCGTCCTGTTCAGGGCCGCGGTGATCGCGCTCGCGGTGAACTTCGGCCACGTCGAGAGGAATGACTGGAAGTTCGCGAACCGCTGCTTCAGGATGTCGAGCACCTTCGTGACGTTGTCGGTCGTGAACTTCATCCCTGCGGAGAGTCCAGTCCCCCAAGCCTCGCCCGTGGCCCGGCCCCACACTCCGATCTTGGAGAGCGGGTTGCGCGGGTCGGTCGGGGGCGACTCGGCGTGCAGGTACAGGCCGACATCGGCGACGACTGTGCGGACCCCGTTGATTACGATGGCGCCGCCTTCCCTCAGCCCGCGGCCGTACTCGGACATCGTCGCGAGGCCGTACCTGTACGTCTCCTGCTTCAGTTTCCCCATCTCCAGATAGATGGCACCCAGCGACTCGATCGTGGACCGGCGGGTCGCCTCGTTGCCGCTGGTCAGGCCCTCCTGAAGCGACTTGGCCGCAGCAGCGCCAGTGAGGCGGGAGAGCCGCTTGGCGTCGGACCCGTACTGCGTCAGGTCGGCGATCCGCTGGTCGTACGCAAGGAGCAGGCCCGGGCGAGCGAGTTTCGCGTCCGCGATCTCCTGCTTGATCGCCGCGATGCGTGTCGCCTCGTCCTTCTTGATCCCGCCTATCTTCAGGGCCGCGATCTCGGCGATCCCGGCCGTGACGATCGCCTTGTTGTCGGCGAGGTCTTTCCGTGCCGCCGCCTTCGCGCCTACCGCGAACCGCTCCGCCGTAGCCGTGGTCATCGCCCCGGAAGCAGCGTCGGCAAGCGCCTTGTTGCGCGACAGGATCTCGGCCACCAGAGTGGCAGTGACCCCTCGGGAGTCGGCGACCAGTTTCCGCCCGCCAGCCGCGACCGACTCGACGATCCCGGCCATGGTGGCAGCGGAGGCGTCCCGTGCTGCGACCTCATCCGCGGCCCACGTGTCGCGGATGTACACGGCTGGGCGCCCGACAGCGGAGATGATCGCCGCGCCCCCCGTGGCCGCGTCCGTCGCCATGCCGCCGTAGATGTTCCTCATCGAGGCGCGTGATGCCGCCATATTGTCGATGGCCTTCTGCTGCTCGGCGGTGTACTTCGTCCACGTCTGCGTCGCTACGTCCATGGTCGGGGTCAGGTCCGTGAACGAGGACTGGATCGACCCCACGAGGGTGCCCACCACCGCGGCGAGGCCCCCGATGATCGTGCCGATCCAGCCGAAGTTATCCCCCAGCCACTTCACCGTCTTCTCGACGATCGTCCTGATCCCGAGGAAGTCGTTCTCCCACACCATGGCGAACGCTTCGAGAGCGGAGATAGCAATGGCGATCCAGCCGATGATCGGGAGCGCCTTCATCGCGGCAGCCAAGCCGCCGGTCGCGCCCGTGGCGACCCACGCATTCCGGGCGTAGACAAAGAACGCCTTGGCAGCCGCGCTTATGAACGGCACGAGCACGAAGAAGTACTTCTTCGCCTTCTCCATGACGCCGTTGAAGAAGTCCATGCCGACGACGACGAGGTCGAGCGCCTGCTTCACCATCGGCAGGAACGACTCGCCCAGTTTCGCGAGGCCCATGTTGACCGCGTCGATCGCGGTGGACATCTTGCCTTCGGTGGACGCGGCGAGTTTGTCGGTCATGCCACTGAACCTACCGAAGCCCTCCGTCGCCTTGGCCCACGCCGTCTCCATGGTCATGCCGCCGCTCTTGACCTGCTCGGCGAGGCCCTCGATCTCACGGCGGGTGTCGCCCGTGATCGCGCCCATCTCTTGGAGGTACATCAGGCTCTCGCCGATGTTCGTCCCCGACCTGAAGGCGTCGTACATTCGGCCGACCTTGAAGGCCACGTCCTCGATCGGCTTGCCGGTCCCGGCGGCGATGTCGCCCACCATGCGGAGGCCCTCGCCCGCGGCGAGCGCCCCGCCCGTGAACGTCTGGAGCAGGCGGGACGCCTCGACCACGCCCGGCAGTTGGAACGGGGTCTTGTTCGCGTAGTCGGAGAGATCCTCCATCCGGGCCTGCGCCGCGGAAGCGGAGCCGAGGAGCACCTCGAACTGGAGGGCGTACGTCTCCATCTTCGCGGCGCCGCCGATCATGGAACCGGCGACCGCCTCGACCGCGTTGGCAACGGAGCGCATACCGTCGGCCGCGTCGCCGATCGACCCGAAGGCATCGAAGGCTTTCTGCACCGGAGCGCCGAGTGCCGACTGGGCGCCCCGGCCGATCTCGGCCATCTTCCCTTGGATGTCGCCCAGCGCCTTCATGGCCGGGCCGTTCGTCACCGCCAGTGAGATGACGAGTCGGGCTGCTTCCGCTCCGCCGAACACGCTACCTCCTGCGAGCCCTCTTCTCTGCCCGCTCCCTTTCGATCGCCTCGACCGCGTAGAGAGCGGCCCAGTCGTTGAACTCGGACACCAGCATCCGCTCGATCAACTCCGCCCTCGTCATGCCGAGAGCGCGAGCGAGGATGTACTGGAACCGCTCGTCGGAACCCTCCCTACTTCCGAAACTTGGCCTTCGTGACCTTGGCCTCCTCCTCGCTCAACTTGTTGAGGCCAGCGATGGCCACGAGCACCCGGTCCACCGTGGTCCCGCCCTGAGACTCGAACAGGGCGTCGATCTGTTCCTCCGTGAACTTCGGGTCCTCGACCCCGTGGAGGAACATCTGCTTCTGGAAGGCCGCGAGGTCCCCGTCCTCACCGGACGAGTTGAACCCGGCGGACTTCTGCATGGCGATGTACTGCGCCTTCGAGAACGCCCGGATGGTGACGGCACCACCCCACTCGGGCATCTCGACCTCCAGCGTCGGGCGTGTCTCCGCGGCGAGGATCGCCTCGGCGCTCAGGATTGTGCTCACGCTCAGATCCTCCTTCTTTGCGTGAAGATGGTTACGCCGTGGTACGGACGACGGCTCCGGTGACCATGAACTCGACGCTGTCACTCGCCGAGTCGTCGATGCTCGTCCCGATCTCGTTGCTGGTCACGATCATCGTGCCCGCGTACTTCGGCTTGGTCGGCCCGATCGGCAGCCCGACCGGGTAATACTCGAAGTCCGTGATCGAGTTGGCCGCGAGCAGGCCCTCGACGAGGGCGTCGAAGGTCGGGTCGAAGCGCCCGTCACACGAGATCGTGGCGCCCCGCATCCCGGCCATGTACTGCTTGTCGTCCGCCCCGAGGACCGACACCTCGGCGGTGTCCTGCTCGCGGGAGAGGGTCACTCCCGTGATGTACGGGGAGATGTCGGTGAGGACACCTGCCGCGGTGTCCACTTTCAGAATGGCATCCTTGCCGTGGCTGAAGGCCATCGCTCGTTCCTCCTGCTACGCCGTGTATCGCCGCCAGCCCACGAAGAACGTCCCCGTGGTGCCGCCCGTCCGGGTCCACTGTGCCCGGATGTACCGATTGATCGTGCCCCCGACCGCGAAGGGCTTGACCTCCGAGGTCTTGGTGGTGGCTGCCGCGAACGTGATGAGATCGACCCACGTGCCGCCCCCGCCGCCGTCCACGGAGTGCTGGATCTTGACCACGATCGAGCCGTCGGTGCTGGCGACGTGGAGGTGGCCGTTGCCGCCGAGCGCCGAGGAGGTCGTCTGGTCGATCTGCACCTCCACGTCGGGCGATACCGTCTCGGCGACCATGGGATGGAGCGAGGTGATCCGGTCGAGCGCGCCCGAACCCTGCACCTCCACGGCGAGCGATGCGGCAGAGCCGATCTCCGTCGCCTCCTCGACCGAGGTTTCGTACCCGGCGGTCGTGGCGTAGCCGACCGCACCGATCGCATCGGTGTTGACCATGCACACGAGGTAGTTGGTGGCGTTCGCTTCGAGGAGGTCGTACAGGATCTTGTTGATCCCGGTGGTCGTCTCCTCGGCGTAGCCCTCGATGGAGAGGGTGTTCCCGCGCATCCCCGCCATGTACGTCTTGTTGCCCGCCGACCCGAAGGTCGAAGTCTCCGCCGTGTCCTGCTCGCGGGAGACGGTGAACGACTTGAAGTAGTTACGAACGTCGGCCCCGTTGAGGAAGACGACGCCCTGAATACCGTGGCTGAAGCCCATGTGTCAGTCCTCCGCCTTCTTGACGTGGCCCTGTGTGAGCAGCCACGGCAGGGCGGTGGAGGGAACGTCGTCGCACCGCTCCCCGGGATCGACCCGCTTCGGCTTGCCGTCCCGCCCGATGTAGTCGATCCCGTTCACGGCCACGTAGCCGGGCGCCTTGTCGTTCGTCTTCTTGGGCATCTTCCTCACGCTCCTACGTAGGATCGAGCATGAACTCGTACTCGCCACCGACGTGCTGGTAGGTTACGCCCCCCTCCTCGCCCTCCGGGTAGGAGATGAGGCGGACCCGGCGTCCAGCCATCATCGTGTGCCCGGTCACCGTGAGGGTGACGTTCGTGAGCAGCGTGTCGATGGCGTCCCCCAGCGTGCTCGCACCCGCCGCGGAGAGGCCCTCGTAGACCACCCGGATCGCGTAGTTCAGGCGCACGAAGCCGCGGCCCCCGAGGACGTAGTTGTCGTCCCCGTCCATCAGGGCGAAGATCACCAGCGGGAAGGTCGCGGTGAGCGGAGCCATCCCCCGGTAGACCCCGCTCGCCTTGCCCACCCCGACCACCGTGGCCGTGTTGAGGGCCGTGTAGAGGGCGGCATCCATGGCACTGACGGCGCTCATGGGAACCTCACCACGTCACGCATGGCCGCTTCGAGAACCTTCTCTGCCTTCCTCGCGGCGGGACGCATGAAGGGGCGGGGGGCCATGTGTACGGTGCCGTACTCCAGATGGGGTGCGTACTCGGAGGATGAATACACGATCCCGCTGGGACCCCCCGCCATGAAACGGCCCACGATCCCGTTGTACTTGAAGTTGATCGAGTTGGCGAGCGCGCCCATCCTGCGGGCCGGGGCCTGTCCCGGGGCGGAGGCCCGGTAGAACGGCCCCCCGGGGTAGCGGCGGTACTTGTGGCCGCGGCCCCCACCCTCCAGCGACGTGATGATCTGGCCCTTCAGCCAGATGCCGGTCATCCGCACGGCTGTCTCGCTCCCTCTCCTGACCTCCTTCGTCCAACGGACCATGGGCGCCACGTTGACCGTGGCCTTGATCTGCACGCTGACGCCCGGGCGGGCCATCAGACCAACTCCTTCGCCAGCACACGCTGGCTGACGTGCCACGAGCGCCCCGTGTCGTAGGACGACACCTCGTAGGTGTGGGAGCCGACGACGATCCTGTCGTCGAGCCGCAGGTCAACGTGGTGGGGGAGGGTGACCCACACGCCCTGCGTGCCGCCCTGACGCGAAGCGGTGGTGGCGTCGGCGCTGACCACCGAGGACACGGGAGCGACCCGGACGGGGCCGCTCCAGACTCGCGTCCGGGTCATCGTCTGCCCCCCGGCGCCGTCCGAGGCGTAGGTCAGGCGGTAGACCTCGCCGCTCTCGGGGAGGACGGAGTCGGCGGTGCGCCGCAACCGGGCGAGTTGAAGTCCCGTGAGGCTCATCGTCAGGGCACCTCGTCGCGCTCGCCGTAGAAGGCCCGGCGGGGGTTCTCGTCTGCCCCGGTGATGTCGCGGCTGGCGTACTCGCCAAGCCGGGAGTAGCCGTCGATCTTGACGCTCTGGATCGAGACGATGCCGCGGTTCGTGTTGGCGCGAAGACGGAGCGACTCGGCCCGCTTCGCCCACATCTCGGCGACCGAGCCGCGCTTGAACGACTGGCCGTCGGTGTCGAAGTCGAACTCGTTGGCCGCTTCGCTGGCCTTCCAGTTGCAGACCATGGCCGCCGCGGAGAGGACGTTCGCGTCGGGGCCGACGTTGGCTGCCGTGGCAGCCACCAGCCCGTACTGGCGGCACGCCTCCACGATGGCGTCGTCCTTGATCTGGACGCCCTTGTAGATGATGACGATGTTGTCCGTACCCACGCCGGGGACCGTCCCGAAGGTGATCTCCCCGGTGAGGTCGTCGAGGACGTACTTCCCGGCGCCCGCCCCCTCGACCAGTGCTACCCCGCCCACCCTGACACTCTCAGACGTGCCGAGGATCGGGTAGGACGACAGGTAGAACGTGGCCGTCGCGGCGTCGCCCGAGGCCACGTCCCGAATGTGGACCCCGGAGTCCCCGGCTTCCTGCCTGACCAGTTCCGCGTTCGTGAACGCCATCAGGAGCCTCTCTATCGCCGCTTCTGGTTCATCGTAGCATCCGCGTTCGTACGCGGACCAGCCTCTTGCTCGATCGTGTCCCCGTCAGCATCGCGGGACGCCGACTGGCGCATGAACACTGCCCGCCACAACGACTCGACACGCACCCCGATCGGTGACTCGCTGATCGCGCCCAGCGCCTCGCCGATGCCCCGGGTGAACAGGGTCGCCCCGCGGGTCGCCGCCTCGCTCAATGTCCCGATGGCATCGCCCGCCGTCGCGAAGGCGCTCCGCAGTTTGACGTTGACCTCCGAGAGCGTGGGCACCCCGTCCGCCGCCGTGCGAAGCAAGGTGAGCGGCGCCCGCAGGGCCGCCTCCGCGAGCGCCGCTACCCCGTCCGCTGCGCTCCGTGCCATCACGGCTGCGCGGGACGCTGCTTCCGAGAGGGACGGCAGGGAGTCGGCCCCGGCCCGCGCCCATGCGTAGGTGCTGCGGTTTGCCGATACGACCAGCGTGCCCACCGTGGCGCCCACAGCCCGGACGAACGCGCCCGCCCGGGTGGCGCTCTCATCGAGGGTCGGGATGCCTACGGCGGCGGAGCGGACCTTCGCAGCCACCGCCCGCACGGCCGACTCGGAGAGTGACCCAACCGCATCCGCGCCCGTCCGCGCCCACGCCGACGTACCCCGGACGGCCGACTCGGTCAGGGTGCCGATGGCATCCCCGGCGCTGCGGACGAACGCCCCGACGCCGCCCTTGACGCCAACAACGGCCTCGGAGAGTGAGCCGATGGCCTCCCCGACTGCTCGCCCGAACACGCCCGCCCGGGTGGCGCTCTCGGCCAGCGTCCCGATAGCATCCCCGGCGGTGCGTGCGCGCACCGCCAGCCGGGTCGCCGCCTCCGAGAGGGTGCCCACCGTGGCGCCCACGGCCCGGACGAACACGCCCGCCCGCGTGGCGGCTTCCGTCAGGCTGCCGATGGAGTCGGCCCCCGTTCTGACCTTGGCCGCGACGGCACGCACCGCCGTCTCTGCCAGCGTCCCCACTGAGTCCCCCGCAGTGCGGACCTTCGCCGCCACCGCCCGCACGGCTGTTTCCGTGAGTGTCCCAACCGTGTCGCCCGCCGCTCGCGCTCGCGCCGCGATCCTCGCCGCCACCTCGGACAGCGACCCAACCGTGTCCCCCGCGCTGCGCGTCCCGACGAACGCCCGGGCGACTGCTTCCGTCAGGGTAGCGATGGCGTCCCCAGCCGTGGCGACCCACGCCTGAACACCACCCTTGACCCCGACGACAGCCTCGCTGAGTGTCGCCAGCCCGTCAGAAACGGCCCGAGAGCCGATGAAGGCCCGGGTGGCGCTATCAGCGAGCGTCCCGATGGTTTCCGCTGCGCTACGGGCCTTCGCTGCCGCCGCCCTGACCGCCGACTCGGACAGCGTGCCTACGGTGTCCCCGGCGGCCCTAACCTTCGCGGCGACGGCCCGCACCGCTGCCTCGCTCAGGGTCCCGATCGTGTCGCCCGTGGAACGCGCCCACGCCTTCTGCGCCCTGACGGCGGCTTCCGAGAGTGTCCCGAGCGAGTCACCGGCGGAGCGGACCCACCCGATCACCCGGACGACCGACTCCGAGAGGGTGCCTACCGTATCGCCCGCCGAGCGGACCTTGTTCGCGACAGCGCGAGCCGCTGCCTCGGAGAGAGTGCCCAGCG